CTTAATATATATACGTCTCTCCCATTTGTGATGGCAGTTGACCCCGCCTTTATGCAGCCATAAACTATACGGATTTTTGTTGTGACCTAGGGCACTATTTACTCCGTCATCCTTCATTTTTAGTATATCCTCTTTACGATACAATCTAGAGGCTGACTCCATAGCAGCGCAAAAAGGTCTTTGCTTTTTACCTTGGTTGCTCTTACCATTTTTTCTAGAGCCTTGTACATAGGCGTAACGTACCTTAACAAACTTGTTATCTTGTTTACTATCCTTCGCTCTATTGTCTGCAGGTGCTACGCTAAGAGCCACATTTAACGTAGCGTTAAGCATTTGCTCAAAGTCTTCGTCTTCTGTCTCTCCGTCGTCTATACGTGCGTCAACACATACCCAATCATCAGGCATAACCTCGCCTACGTTTTTTAGGTATATTAGTATTTCAGCTTGTTTCTCTCCTACTTTACACATTAGTCACGGGTTTTTAAATATGCACTCATTGCTAAGTCAATAGCACTCTTTAAATTTTGGTCTTCTTTATTGTAGTCAGCGTCTTTATCTTCTACTTTGTCTACTTCTTTTTTATCTTCTTTTACTACGTCATCCTCTTCTTGGTCCTCCTCTGTAAACTCTATAGGCTGAGATGTAATAAAGTATAACTCAGGTACTTCACCGTTAAGCTCTAGTATCTCTTCTAAGGCGTCTAATATTTCGTCTTGAAAGTTAGCTATAACCGTAGAGTTAAATAACTGAGAAGCTACCATAATTTCGTCTGAGTTAGAAGCTAAGCCATTACCTCCGTCTTTAATTCCTAATAACATAGGAGACGTTACTCTGTGTCCTACTAGAATTTTGTGCATTGCCTCGTTAGCTAAATACTCATAGTGAGAAGGTGCATCGTTTAGAGATATATCTTCTACAGTAGCCTTGCTATCTGAGTTCTCATTAAATGCTACAATAACCTTTTGACCTCTTGAGCCTGTTAGCTTTTGCTTTACGTCGTTAGATATTACCTGTCTCTCTTTTGCTGAAGGTACTCCGTTGTTAAAGTTTATAACCTTAGTACCTGAAAATGAGTTCTTTGCCTCGTTAAGTAAGTAGTCTGAGATTTCATTTTCTAACTCACAATAAGGTAGAGCTCCACTATATCCTACAGGGCTGAAATACGAGTATCCTGATATATAAGGCTTTAATATAAATAGCTCTATAAGTTCTTTAGAGTTTCCAAATGTAGGAATCTTTTTAAGAGTATCTGAAGGGCTTTTGTCTACCCAATTAGGATGATAGTAATAATTCTCTATAACTCCATCAGCATTCATCTTCTCAGGTCTTAGAGTGTGTATAGGAAAATGTTTTATACCTACTACTTTTCTGTTATTACCTGCTCTGTTATATATAACTTGCATTGCTGCCATTCCTAACATCTTACGCTCTAGTATAATCTTTTTGAGGTCTCTGTGATTAATTAGTTTTTTAAGCTCTTTAACCTCTTTAGAATCCTTCTCTAAGCCGTCAATACAGATACCTTGACCGTAGATTAAGTCACTTATAGACTTTATAGCTGCGTTATTAGTTGCACTTTGTAAGTATTGCTGTATAAGAAAAGAAAAATAGTTGTTATCTTCTCCGTAGCAAACGTAGTCTTTGTTCTTCTCTTCTACTGCCTGTGGCATCTCGTAAGCCGATAAGTTGGTAATAGTGTAATTCATTAGTCTAATATTGTGTAATCGTTCGTGTTGGTTTTTTGCGTATATTTATTCTCATTAATTGAGTAGTCTAAAATATCTTTTGACGTAGTTTGAAACTTACCTCTGTATATTACTTTGCTACTAGAGTCTACTCCTACTATGTTGTATTGGGTTTCGTCTTTTAATTGAGTTAACTCTGTGGAATTAATCTCTATAGTTTGGTAATAATTATAAGGAGTAATGTCAGAGTCAAAACCCACTATTAAAGTGTCAGAGCCGTCAGCGTAAACAGATAGGCTAACGCTTAACTCGTTTGTATTCAAGTTAACGTTAAGTGTCTGAGAGGCTTGTGATATATCTATATAATTC